AAGCTGGTTAACAATTGCCGTTTCGATAACATTAATCACAATAGTCGCTCAACGTATCTTTTGTAAAAATTCGATCATCAGCTGAATAATCAGGGCCGCTTTCAGCCTCCGGTGCTTCGCCTGTGGCCTGATCGATGCCGAGATCGGCAGTGCCTCTCGACACGTCTTTTAAAAATGAAATTGCGTTTTTATAACGCAGTGAAACTTCGTCGGTCAGGTTTGGGCCGAACAAGTTATACCTGGCAATATCGCAGGCAAGCTTTTTCAGCGTAGTGGGCACATTTGTGAGAGGCAACGCATACCTGACCGACAGGTATGCGTTTATTTCCGCCTCAGCGTCATTCAGAGCTGCTTCGACCACGTCGGCATCATACGCACCGGTCGGAGGCACAGCGCGGTCGGTAAGCTGAACAAGCTCAGCTTCGCCATAGCGGTCGATCATATCCTGAATGACGGCGTAACTCATTTTTCATTGCCTTTCACTTTTGCAGAAGGCTCGACTTCTTCAATTGCTTTACAGGCAAGCAAAGCTCTGGCCTGATTTTCGGCAAGATCGACCTTGTCGCCGACTTCGTAGGCAACGCCATCATGCTTAACCGGCACCAGGCAAAGATAAAGCCTTGTGTTCGCAGTTTTTTCAGATTCAGAAGATTTTACAGCTGCTTTCGCCATGTTCAGCCTCCTTATGCCACTGCGTTCTGAATGAAGTAACCAAGCATGTCAGAGGTGATTACTTCTTTCACGGTTTCGCCGACAACGATTCTGTGACCGCCACGCAGGCCAATCCCGCTGTCAGGTTCAGAGCCCGCCAGGCGAGTGCCGAACTGGGCGGTAAAACCGAAGCTCATGCGATTGTTATTCGGCCCGGCCATGCGATCACGATAAATCAAAGACATGTGCTTGCCCCAGACTCGTGAAAGCGCAACTTCTTCACCTTTTCCAGAGGTATTCAGATAGGCTTCGCCGACCAGAACATCTTCAAGCTCAAAAAGCTCGGCAATCTGACGCCGGGTTGCAATGCCGGCATCACCGCTGTTGCCATGAACAGCCTTCACGACTTTTGGGTGGCGCGAAAGAGCTGAGAAAACCGCACGACCCATTACTGCGACATTGCCGCGCATAAGCATACTGTCGAGTGCATCCATAATGGTTTCGATCGGATCAGAGCCGACAAAGTCACTAAACTGATCAGAACCGGAAAGAGCGCCTTTATAACCGGCAGCATAGCTGTCGGCATTAAAAACCAGATCGGCTGTGCGAACTTCGCGATCGAGAAGCACCAGATCCATAAGGCCTTCGGCTGAGCGGTTTTTCGGGTCATAGTTAGCCGGTGCGTTATCGATGTCAGACTGCGGAATCTTGTCTTCAAGACCGTAGTCGAGGCAGGAACTGGTTTCTTCGGTCGCGCTGAAGTTAACTTCGTTCGGCGAGCCTTTTCTGCCCACCAGGGTGTTCGGAATGGTGAAGCCTTCGGCTAAGGTATGTTTCAACCACTTGAATTCAACCTTGCCGACCGGATGGCGCGGAAGAACTTCATCGGCGATCAGCTTGGCATTGCGATAGGCAATGACGATCGCGGTCATTACAGGATCAATTGGAAAAGGTGTTTTACCCATTAAAGATTCTCCTTATCAGGCTGCGGTGTGCGGACAAACCACACAGGGAACGATTCTGCCATCTGCGCCGGTTTCGCGAACGATACCAATGGCACGCTGGCCGGTAGTGGCAAGCACAGCTTTGCCTGCCGAGTCAGAGGTGAATGATCTGCCGGCAGCGATGGTGCCGCCGCACTTTACTTCGGTTTCACCCAGCAGGGTGATGTCGATGCGCTCGCCCTCAGCAATGTCGCCCGGCTGACATACGACGCCGAGACCGGCTGCGGCTGCGGCATCTGATTTTGCCGCCTCATTGTCGGCTGTGCCCTGTTTGGCGATCAGATACTGAGAATTGGTGCCTTCTGAAAGGTAGGTTTTAATCAAAGGGTTCACTGGTTACCTCCTGCCACACGTTCCACGGCTTCAGAGAACGAAAGGGTCACACCTTCGCCCTGAAGCTTTTGTCTGAGCAGCACAGCTTTTTCGGCAAGCTCCTCGGAAGTCATTTCACCCGGCGCGGCATTGCCGTCGGCGGCGAATTCCGCAAGATTTACAACATTGGGCTGTTTCTTCAGATATTCCTTGAAGAAATCAAGGGGCGTTTTCTGGGTTTCGGCGAATTCGACAACGGTTTCGCCGTCTATCGATTCCATGAAATTCACCAGGTCTTTTTCGAATGCCGGCAAAACCTTGCCATCTTTCTTGAGCGAATCAACAAACGCTGAAAATTCAAGACGTCTGATGTTGCGCTCACGACTTTTCAGATCTGCTTCTTTCGTCGCAAGATCTTTTTTTTGGGCTTCGAGAGCCTGTTTTTCTTTGTCCAAACTGTTTTCCTCCTTCGGAACGGGTGGCTTTTCAGTGCCAGTAGACACAGAAGCTGATGCCTGGTCGGCTGACTCGGGTTCGATTGAAAACTCAACACAAATTGCCTCTTCATCAGCGGCGAAGCTTACCGGATCAAGACCTGGAATTCCTGGCGCAGCTGCGCCGAGAAAACCGACATGCTTCAGGTAGTATTCGCCTGGCTTGGGATTAGACGGATGATTTGGGGTAAATAGACTGGCAGAGACCTTCTTGAAAATTCCCTGCTGCACCATCTCGGCGAACTGGGTAACCAGCTTTTCAGGTTCGGCAATCAGTTTTTCGCCGTCTGCTTTAACCGACTTTACCCAGCCATAAGCCGGGTCATTGTTTTTCGGATGCCCGACAACAATCGGCGACTGAAAAAGCGCCGGGTCATAGTTTCGCGCAACGGCTTCCAGATCGGCGGCAGCGAATTCGACTTCGGTGCCGTTCATCGCTTTGAATTTACCTGGTCGCAAAATATGAATTGGCTTCATCAATCAGACCTCACTCACAAAGAATTGTGCCGGTGGCCGCCGCTTCACGACCAATGCAATAGGTCGTCGGTGTGGTAGTGCCGGGGTAAAAATATTCACTCAAAGATCCGCTGGCGATCGGTGGGTATGTGGTTCCGCTCGCAACGTCTGAGGGCCCGTAGTTTGCCCCCGCGCCAGGCACGATGTAAACCCGAAACTTTTTGGTTCCGTCGGGCAGAGTCGGCACCTGCACGGCCGTGTCTGCCGGAATGCTGAATGTTGCGGTAGCCGGCACCAGATAGCCGACCGATGGTTCGGTTATTACCGGCACCACATAGTCAGTGTTGGTGGTCTGCTGTGAGCCGCCGGGAATGAAATAGCGAGTATCCCCGGCCATCACAATAGCGGCGGTTGCAATCATTAAAACAATCATCAACAGTCCGCCGGATTTGAAAAAATTGCGCATTTAAGCCTCCTTGAAATGTTTTTAAGAACTTTCAAGGTTTAAAATACGCATTAAACGGCGAGCTAAACAGGTGAAACGTTTCAGTAAGAAAATTTATTTATCCGGCCTAGAAAATTTGCCAGACAAACCCCGTTTTAAAATCCCCCTCGTATTTTCACAGAAACCGGTCATTTTTGCGCCGACACCCCTCGAGGCAAGTTTGTTGTATGTTTCGCAAAAACGAACGCAAATTTGGGGTGTTTTTAGCCTTTATCCAATTCGAGCATGTAATCGGCCAGAACTTCTACCATCATTTCAGCGGTGGATGACTGAAAATTCATGAACGGCCTGGCCGGAACATTGCCCCATGGAACCGGAGTTTTTCTGAAATGACCCCGCACCGACAGATCGAGACTCAGATTTCTTTCTTTGCCAAGCTTGCCGGTTTTACCCATCAGCCGGCCCCGCTGCTTAATTTTTCGCGAATGTGCTTTTACAAGAACATCAACAATGCCAAACTGACCTTTTTTGGCGCCAAAGTTTTGCATGGCTGCGTATTCTTTATTCGTGCCGACTTCAACAACATCTTTGCCGACTTTTTTACTGATTGAGCTTACCAGCTGGCCAGACTCGACGAGAATCTGATGCGGGGCCTTATAGCCCTTTTTCGCACGCATTTTCAAAGTTGTTCGACGATGTCTGCGCCATTTTTTATTTCCGCCAATAATATCATTCGGGTTGGAAAAGCGACCTCCGGCGGCGAAATTGCCCTCGATATCACGAATCACCATCTCACCGATGGCACTCATGGCTTCGTTGGCGTTGCCGATTCTGGCGACAATTGCGTTAAGCATACGCTTAATTTCTTCGTCGTGATATTGCAGCTCAATCGCTGTCATCAGCTTCCTCGTAATCGATCGGGATACCATATTTCTGGCGAATAAGCGCAACTTTTTCACTCAGTTCGGCCCAGAGTCTTTCATGGATTTCGCGGAATTCCTCAGGCGTGCCACCATTGTTGCTATGCTCTTCATAAAGCCTTCGAACATGCCTTGTATGAAGAGTGCAGGCCTCCATAAATTCCCGTTGATATTCAGGTGAAAATTCGATTTTCACGTTTTTTTCCATCTTCGATAACCCGCCTTTAAATCTCTGGCACTGACTGCAGCTTCAATATGACCTCTGTTTTCCTCGCTTGTCGGTATCTTAAAAACATCTTCGACAAAATCATCGTCTCTCGACAGCTGGTAAATATAATCTTTATCAACCAAACGTAAAACTCTGACCCCGGCCTTTTCGAACAGTTTTATGTCTTCGCGGCTGAAGCCATACTCAAAAGCATTTTTAACAATATGGTTGTGTGTAACAAATGCATCTTTGAGATCATCTTCGAACAAACTTACAGCCACTTTGTCCACATCACCATCGAGCTTGAAGACATCACCTGATCTGGAAACAATTATAGCAGATTCATAATCCTGAGCCAGTGCCTTTTCTTCCAGAGCCTGCAGGGTTTTCGTGATTTCTGCACCATCATTGTAATCAACCCTTTTCACAAAACTCACCTGGTTATCATAAAATTTTGCCTGGTTAACTATTTTTTCTACCTTACCACGGGACCAGGCTGGATAATTCTTTTTGTTGGGCAGCCAGGCCGTTTCGCCGGGGTTATAATCCCAGCCATCGGGCACGGTTGGGCCGATTACGTTTTTCATTGCATCGCCATCATTGACTTTGATTCCCTTTTTTTCGACCTCGACTCTTGAAAGGGCAACGACCCTGCAGCGACAACCCCAGCCATTTGGCGGGTAATAGCTTCGCCAGAAAAGATCATCGTGACGCAGAATTTTACCGTTCAAAATTCTGTGGGCATCTCTGGTTCTGCCATCCATAACGGCGATATATTGCCAATAAGGCAGAAGCCTGGCAGAATCTTTCATGCCTTTATAGCGCCCGGCCATATAAGCGGTCTGCATGTTGGTTCGATAAATTGTGCGAAGTCGCCAGGGCGCTGAAAGATCAACTTCTTTTTGTGAACCATCGGGCCGGTCTATGATCTTTTTGCCCCACCAGCCCTTTTTTTCAAGCAACGGCTGCAGCTCTTTTTTAAAGCTTTCAAGGCTCTGACCGGTCTGCTGTGCTTTTTCAACAGCCTTGCGAATATCAACCAGCACATCAAGCTGAGTTACCCCGGCAACGGTGAAAGCCCTGGTATGTGCCTCACGTTTCATTTCGTGCCAGTCAAAGCTGACCTTGTAGCCCTTCTGCTCGAAGTATTTGATTGCATCTTCGGGCTTAAGGTTGAAGGCGCCGGTTAAAACATGTGAATCATCCGGCATTCAGACGCCCCCAGACCGATGATAAAAAATAGGCCCGTTCAAGTACATCGGTCAGCGCTTCGAGCGACATGCCGGTATCTGATTCAGCCAGGGCAGAAATTATTTCTTCATAACTCTGGCCGGCCTGAATTTTTTTAATAATTGGCCCGAGCATTGCTTCTGCCTGGTTTTGTAATAATGCCGGATCAATGCCTTCAACAAAGGCCTCAAAAATCTTTTCTTTTGAAAAATCTGCGGGTAGATTTCCCGGCTGTTCTGCAAATTCTGCCGGTTCGCCCGGCCGCCGATCCGTTGCCAGCTCTTCGGTTTTTGCCTCAGTCAGATCAAAATCATCTTCCTGCAGATTATATTCGCGCATGTAATACTGTTTGCGAAACTTAACGCCGGTTTCAGTCAGACTTTTATCTCGCTGGGCCTTTCGAACCAGATCTTCAGGCTCACTGAAATCACGCCAGAGTTTTGGGTAAGGCGCACCAGGCATGTTCAAATCTATGATCCATTTAATCAGGGTTTCATTCAGACAATCACAAAGTGCATCACCGTCTGCCTTTGCAGTTTCAAGCCTTACTTCATTGCCGACCTGGTCTCTGGCGTTGCTGCCACCCTGACCGCTTTGATTCGTTGTGCCGGTTTCGCCAAGAACAACTTCCGAGATTTGTTCATCCATATACCTGACAAGCTTTTCGTAAGTGTCTATACCACTTTTAGCGGCCTCAAGAAGCTTTACATCCATTCCTTCGGGAACGGTAACCCCGGCGTCCTGCGCGATGGCAACCAGGGCTCCCATAAGCTTTTCTTTTTCCGCTTTGGTAGCGCTTGCGGGATACGTGCCGACAGCGGTCGGAGAGCCGAATTTATCGCAAAAAACCAGCCAGAAGGTAATACCTTTGCGCTTGAAGAAAACCGGCCAGAATAAACTATTACCAAGCGCAAAACCGTAAGGGTTTTCGTAGCGCTGATCAAAAGCAAAGTGTATGAACTTTTTCTCCGGCAAAGCTATGCCTTTCATCGGTTCGCCGATGGTAAGCAATCGCATTTCGCAGCTGTTATCTTCGTTCGCCAGAAAGGTGAAGCGCTGTTGTTTTCTCGACTTGATCGCAACCGGCCTTATTTCGCTTCCATCTACAGCCCATATCACTTCACCAACGGCAAAGCCTTTATTTATTGCGTCCAGAAAATCCTGGGTAACCTTGTCGATGTTCAGTTTGCTTATATGGTCTCTGACAAGCTCTGCAGCCTTTTCTGCTTCCGGCGTAGCATCAGCTTCATTCACGAACCATTCTCTTGAAATAACTGCTCGTTTTCGCTTGCTAAGGACGGTTCTAACGTGAGCATCTGTTTCCAGACCTTCATAAGTCTCAAGGCCTTTGCCGCCGCCTCTGGCCTGCAGAACCTTGTCAGGATTCTGAATAATACCGCCGAAAAGTGGTATTTCATCCCGGATGGGGGCAACTTCAACTGTCAACTCGGTTTTTAATGCCTTTTTATTTTTCTTAGCCACTATCAGCCTCCGTAATAATCTGACAGATTGCCTGCGCTGCAATCACGAGGCCCTGTGCTTTCAAATTCGATATTTACTGATGCCTGTTCTGTCGCATGCCAGGCAAGACAACCGGCAATAGCCGAGTCACCATGTCGTTTTTCACCGTTAACGCCTTTCCGATGAGCCGTTTCAGGCACCTTCGGCACACCCTTTTGAGTTTTAACCATTCGGTGATCGCCTTTAATATCCGGGTCTTGTGGCATTACCAGAAGGCCGTCTTCCATGCCGCTTTTGTATTTTGGGAAATTCTCTCCATACCATTGCTGTGACGGCATGACCTGAGTAATTCTGCCAGTGCCGTAGCGTTGCAGGGCGACTTCTGCAATGTAGCTTCCGTTGCCTCTCGCATCGTGCGAGCCGTGCATGAATCTTGGCAAATTATCGACCGTCCAGAATAGAATCTGTTCCTGTTGTTTGAATGGGGTGTTTTTCAGTTCAATAACGAAGGGAGTCTTTCTCAGCCGGTTTTCAACAAGCAGCGGCCAAAAGCACGACAAGTCACCGGTTCTGGCAAAATCGAAACCGTAATATGATTTAATCAGGTCGCCCTTCCAGGCATTAAGCAGCCCCAAAACCGGCTTGATATTTTCTTCCCACCAGTTGCGACAGATCAAGGTGCGTTCAGCTTCTGATC